GAATGGTGATATGTTACTCCTTGCTGATGGTGGATTTACATTCCGTTGTGATGAAGATGGTCAGTCAAGTGATCATGCTTATCCAAGATCATCTGACCCTGCTAGTGGCACGTGGTTGAAAGCATTTAATGTTGGTAGTAATTCATTCGATGTTAACGTTGGTAACTTCCAAGGTGAAGGTGCTATTTCTAACACTACAACTCATGTGCTTCAATCTGTGGCAACTGATGCTGTTTGGAAGGCAAATGACTTTGTAATGTTTGATGAGAATGCTATTACATTACAGTGCACTAAAGACAATAACGCTACTAACCACACATATCCTAGAAAATCAGATCCTACATTTGGTAAGTGGTTACCTATTGCTAATGTAACCAATACTGGTTTCAAAGTTTGGGTTGGTAAGTCTGGTGTCAATGATGTTTATGATCATACCTTTGTATCAGTTGCAGCTAATAGTCTTAAGAGACAAACTGGTGTTGTTACAGTAGATGTTGGTAATGGTGCAATTACAAACGTAACTAACCATGTATTCCAGAGTGCTACTGCTAATGCTGTAAGAGCTGGCGGTGCTTACAACCATACATTTATTCCATCAACTCAATCCTTTACACCTACAGGTGCTAACTACAATCCAACAACAGGTTGGATGACTCTTACAATACCAAATCATCCATTCATGGATGGAGAGAGTATTAAGATTGGTACTAACTCACTTGTATTCACATGTCTACAAGATAGTAATGGATCTGATCATGCTTACCCTAGATCTGGTGACCCTGTAAACAACAAGTGGTTAACAATCTCTAACGTAACTGATCATACATTCGATGTTAAGGTACTTGATAACGTCCCATCAACTAATCAAACACTCCATACATTTAAGAGTGCTTTAACAGGTGCTGTTACCAGAGCAACAGTTGCTACTGGTGGTAACTACACTCATAAGTTTATTGCTCCTGCACAACTTACACCAACCAATGCTGCATATACTCCTTCTACAGGTATTATGACATTGACTGTTGCTGATCATGGTCTTAAGAATGGTAGCAGAATCATGGTGGAAGATGGATTCGTAACATTCACATGCACACAGGATAGTAATCAAACTAATCATTCATATCCTAGAGCATCAGATCCATATAGTGATGAGTGGATGATAGTTAAGAATGTAACTAAGGATACATTTGATATTCAAGTCTTATTCAACATACCTTCTTCTAATACTACAACTCATTCATTCGTATCTGCTAGACCTGAAAGTATAACTGTTGCTACCTTGATGAAGGGTAATGATAGTATCAAACTTGCTGCAAATGGATTAACATTCACATGCTCCAAGGATGGTAATTCTACCAACCACACATATCCACGTCCTAGCGACCCTGCATATGATAATTCTATGAGGATTATCGATGATGGTGTTACAAGACATACTCCAACTGCTGCTAGTTACGTACCATCAACTGGTGTATTATCACTAACAGTATCCAAGCATGGATTCTCAAATGGAGACTACATTAAGATTGAAGATTATGCATTCTCCATGTCATGTGATATGGATAATGATTCTAGCAGTCATGCATATCCTAGAGGCACAGATCCTATCAGTGGTAAGTGGGTACAAATTTCTAACGTATCTACAGATGGTTTTGATGTTGAAGTAGGCACAACTGCTGCTGTCCAATACACACCAACTGATGCATCTTACGAACCAACAACAGGTCATTTAGAGATTGAAATTGGCACACACCCACTTAAGGTTGGTCAGAGTGTCCAGATTGCTACTGGTGGAATCACAATGGAGTGTAGTCAGGATAATTATAATACTACACATGCATATCCAAGATCTACTGAAGATACTTTCACACCAACAAATGCTGTATTTGACGGAGTATCAGGTTATCTAACAATTACTTCTAACGGTCATGGATTAGATGAAGGATCACTTGTTAAGATTAATGACAATGCAATAACCTTGCGTTGCACAATGGACGGAAGTACCAGTGACAAGACTTATCCTAGATCTTCTGATCCTATCAGTGGTAAATGGAAGCCTATCGAGTACATTGATGCTAACACATATAAGATCTTTGTTGGTAAGTCTGAGTTTAAGAGTTTCGATCCTCAGAATGTAGATTACAATCCTGCTACAGGTGTAATGGTAATTACTGTTGGTCCTGATCACGGTATTACAACTGCACACAGCATCTACATCAACCCACTATCAATGTGCTTTACTTGTGCACAAGATGGTCATGGATCTGATCACTTCTATCCACGTCCTAATGGTACTGCTGGTGCTACTGCTGATGATCCAGTATATCAAGATGCTGTTGCTGTAACTGCTGTTGATGATAGCACTATAACAGTTAACGTTAACCCATCACCTTCTGGTGCATCTAATCATGCTCATATCTTCAAACCTGCTGTTGGTGTAACACCTACTGCAATTACATACAGTGGTGGTAATGGTATTATGACTGTTACTATTGCTGATCATGGTATGACCGATGGTGAGCAAATTAAGTTTGAAGACAATTCATTGATCTTCACATGTGCTAAAGATGATCATGCAACTGAGCATGCTTATCCTAGACATGGTGATCCTGCAAGCAATAAGTGGTTAACAATTTCTAACGTAACTAACGACACATTCAGAGTCCAAGTATTAGATGTTGTACCATCTACAAATACATCAGCTCATACATTTAAGAGAGCAAAGGTTGGTGCTGTTAAGAGAGGCACAATTAGATCTGGTGGATCATTCACACACAGTTTCCAATCATTTGCTAATAATGGACTTAAGGCTAAGAGAGATAGAGCATACGATCATGCTATTGAAATCAAGGCAGTAGGTCATGCTAAGTATTCAGCATCTGGTGCTGCTTACAATGCTGCTACTGGTGTATTAACATTAACAGTTGCTAACAACCCATTTAGTAATGGTGATCATATAAGAATTGCTGACAATTCATTGGTAATGACTTGTGACATGGATAACAATGCATCTAATCATTCTTATCCAAGACCAACTGACCCTGCTTCAGGTAAGTGGTTAGAAGTTTCAGGTGTTGCTGGTAATAACTTTAACGTTAATGTTGGTACTACACCTCGTGCTAACTACCTAGTTTCTGCTGCAACATATACACCTACTACAGGTGATATGACACTGACCATTGGTACTCACAACTATAATGGTGGAAGATCTGAGACAATTACTAATGCTGCATATAATCCTACAACTGGTGTATTAACAGCTACTGTTGATGGACATGGATTGACAATAGGAGACAGAGTTAAGTTTGATGATGGATCTATAACCTTTAACTGTGCTGCTTCTACTGGCACTCACGCATTTGTAAGTGGTGTAAATCAGGCTATTACAGCATCATCTGGTGGACCATTTACTGCTGCTTCTGGCACAACATACAATCCAACCACAGGTGTGATGACAATCGAGATTGGATCTCATAGTCTTACAACTTCTGACACAGTGCAGATTGCTAATGGTGGTGTAACCTTTACTTGTGATGCTGACAACAATGCAACTAACCATGCATATCCACGTGCTACTGACCCTGCATCTGGACAAACCCTTGCAGTATTAAATCCACAAGCAACTACAATTGATGTCCAAGTTGGTATTGCTAATGCTGATAATCCTACTGACAATCATGCTTATCCAAGATCAACTGATTATCCAAGTGATAAGTGGTTAGATGTTACAAACATCACTGAAAATACATTTGATGTAATGGTGTTAGCATCTGCACCTCAGTCTGTAACTTCACCACATACATTTGTCTCTGCAGTTCCTAACGGACTTAAGATTGCTCATGAAGCAGTTTACATTGAGGATCAGTCATTAGTATTCAAGTGTGCTGCTGACAACTATGGTAGTGAGCATAAGTATCCTCGTGCTAATGGTGAAGATGGTGCTAGTGCTGATGATCCATTCTACAATACTTCAGTACCTATTGTTTCTGCTACTGCTGATACAATTACTGTCCATGTTGGTAAGTCCTCTAACACTTCCGCACATCAGTTTGTAAGATCTGAAAATGCATTTACTCCAACAACTGCTTCTTATGTCCCAGGAACAGGAATATTAACATTAACTCTTGCTGGACATCCATTCGAGAATGGTGATAAGATTCAGTTGATGAATGAGTCTATTGTATTCCAATGTCAGCAAGATGCTTATGGAAGTGATCATGCTTATCCAAGAGCACAAGACCCTGCTGCTAATGATTGGTTAGAAATCTCTAATAAGACTTCTACTACATTTGATGTTAATGTTGGAGTTTCTTCTAACACTACAACTCACCAATTTGCTTCTGCTGTAACTGGTGCAATTATCCGTGGCACAGTAAGAGGTAATGGAGATTATACACATGCATATGTGTCTGCTGTATCTGATGGATTAGAGAAGAAGAATTCTACAATTACGGTGAACGTGGGATCAACTGTTGCTGGTAACCATACACACAGATTTGCTTCTGCTACATCTGGTGCTATCACTGCTGGTGGTAACCATACTCATGCATTTGAAACATTCAAGAATAACACATTACATAGACAGAGTGGTAAGATTACAGTTGATGTAAATATCGCTGCTACTGCTGATCTATACGACCATTCATTTGTAAGTGCACTACCTGGTGCTGTTATTGGTGGTGGTAACTATCAGCATACATTTATATCTGCCAAGACTAATGGTATATGGAAAGCAAATGATTACATCTACATTAAGGATCATGCCTTAGCATTTACATGTGATCTAGATGCTCATGGCACTGAGCACTTATATCCTCGTGCTACAGATCATGCAAGTAACGAATGGTTAGCAGTATCTAATGTAGATGGTGCTGATTTTGAGGTACAAGTACTTAAAGGTGTCCCATCATCATTCTTAGGATCACATACATTTAAGTCATGTATTGATAAAGGAATTAGGATACAAAATGGTAAGATTAGAATCAACGTTGGTATATCACCTGCTGGTAAGACATATCAGCATACATTTGTAAGTGCTAACTCTGGTTGCTTAATACAAGGTGGTAATTATAAGCATAACTTCGTATCTGCTCTATCCAACTGTATTACCAATACAAACGATGGCACAACATTAACACCTACTGATGCATACTATGAGCCTACTACAGGTCAGTTAACATTGACTGTTGCTAATCATACTTTACGCACAGATGATGCGATAACAATTGATAGTAACTCATTAACATTCACATGTAGTCAAGATAGTAATGCAACTAACCACACATATCCTCGTGTGACAGACTTTGCTGACGGTAAGATATTACCTGTCCAATCAGTACTATCTTATGCATATCCATTAAGGACAGATTTAGATTATTATCGTGCACGTAGAGTTTCTACAAATTATACAGGTAATGAAGGTGCTAATGTAGAGACTGAAATTGGCACTCTAATGCAATTGGTTACAGACGCTATTACAAGTCCTAATACCATAGCAACTAGAGGATATACAATGCCAATCGTATGGCCTATTAAGTATACTCCAGATATTGCCAATAGAGATCTAACAGTAACTTATGATAGTGTTGCTGGTGGTCAAGATGATCAAGGTACATGGAATCAAACTTGCTCAGAAACGGCATCTGCTATTAATACATTAGCTGATATCTTTATTGAAACTATTCATCAGGCAGCAAATACAAATACTAATTATTTGAATGCTGTAACTAAGACATTCCCTAACAATAGTAATACTGAATTCCAGTCAGGTACTTGTTATAATGTAACATCTGCTATCGATACATTATATGATTTGATGACTGATGTACTTGGTGCTGGAATGTATAATAGTCATGTTATTGCTAACATGGTGCTCTTTAACAAGCAAGCAATTGCTGCTAGAGCATTCGCTGAAACACAAGCAAGTTATCCAACTACTAACTTAACTATTGATTTTGCTAATGATGTTGTTAAAGCAGTCCGTTATGATCTAACAACTGGTGGTAATGCTGGAGCATTCAGATTGTCACAAAACTGGTTTGATGGTGAAGGTAACTTCATTGCATTCGATAATGTAATTAGGACACACATATTATTCTGCTTATCTAAGATTCGTGAATTTTCTAAGAGTGTATTATATGAGCCTGATCATGCTGGTTGGACTGGTTATGATGTTTACATTCCAGATGGAGGACTTGAGTGGAATAAGGAAGCTGCTGAGTTTATGATTGACACTTCACTCAACCCACTTGAGTATGCTTTGGAGATGTCACAATTCCCAACTGAAGCAAGAGTAACATTTGTTGCATCTACTGATGCTACAAATAGACTTACTAAGAATGAAATGGGTGTTGATTATAATACCGATCCTGATCTAGTAAGTCTAACTCCAGAAGTTAATGTAGGTTATGATCGTGCTGAGTATAGAATTAGAATTGAGCGTCCCAACAACTTCAGACGTGGTGATGTATTAACATATATCCCAGCATCTGAGAATTCACTAACTGGTCTTGCAGGTCAAGCATACTTCTATTGCTTAACTGGTACTGCTGAGTGGTTTGAAGTTGGTGCTTCATATATCCATGATGGTAGATTTAGACTTCTACAGGTAGATAAGTCCAATGCTGGATCTCAAATATTTGCTGTAGAAAGAAGAAATGGTATTACAAGAACTGCTGCTACATACCCATCCGATCCTTCAGAATGTCCAATACAAGGTGGATTTAATGCTGCTGATGTTGTGTATGGTAACTCATCTAATGCTAATGCTGAGATTGGATCTGTCCTAGCAAACGAAGGTATTATCTACAAACTCTTTACTCATTATGATACCACTGCTGCTCAAACAACTCCTGGTACATATGATCAATTTATTAATGGAGAAGTAGCACAAGTCCAAAATGCAATTGTTAATAATGGGTCTGTATTACAGACAACAATACCAGATAGTGAGACTGGAGTTTCATTCTTAAGATTACACACTGTCGCTGGTACGATTTCTGTTGCTGATGTCCTTGAGGGTGCTGATAGTGGATCTAGTCATACTATTAATGCAATTAGCGATAGATTCTTAATCAACGTTAAGAGTGGATCATTTGCTACTGGTGATTGGTTCTTCAGTAAGGTTGGTTCTATTGAAGCATACATGGATGAGTATGTAAGTAAGTCTGGATCACTAACTGGTAATGAAGGTGGTAGAATCACAATAGATGTTGAGACTATTGAAAGTCAATGGACTCCTGGTGATATTATCTACGGTAGTATTACAGATTACATCTTAGAAATTAAGGGTATTACTGGCACACAAATTCAACTCAACCAGTGGTTACATGGCACACAAACTCTAGAGTTAGATCTAGGTTTGGCAATCATAGATACTGGTATCTCAGATACATTCAATGTTGGTGATGAAGTAACCCTCCTACAAGGTACAACACAGAAGAATCCTGGATTCACTGCTGTAGTAACCAAGTATATTAACGATACTGATACTGCTACTCATAAATTATGGATTGCTAACCTGAATGATGTTGGTGTTGGTGCTCCTTTAAGTGATCTTGTACAAGCAGGTAATCATATTGGTAAGGTTGAATTAGGATCAAACTTCCCAACAATATATGCTGGTGTTGCTAGTTACCAAGAGGCAACATATTCATCTTACGCACAGGTAGTTGCTATTGAGCAACAGGGTATAACTGGTACAATTTGGGTGCAAGCTGCTAGTGGCACATTCGTTGATAACATGACACTTAAGTCTGACTTTGAGTGGGGTGCAGGTGTTTCTTCTGCTCGCACACTTGAGGGTAGAGTTGAGCGTTACTTCAGAGGATTTGATGGCACTCAAACAATATTTGATCTAACCATTTCTAACGGTGAAGCATACTTCCCAGATCCTGCTGGTCATTTGCTCGCATTCGTTAATGGTATCCTACAACCTCCAGGTGGTAACAATTCTTATGTTGCATTCTCTGATAAAATCCAGTTTGCTGAAGCACCTGAGATTGGATCTGAATTCATCGGATACTATGTTGGTAAGTTACGTCAGTTAGATGATATCTCCTTCGAGTTTGACTCATTGAGATCTTCATTCAACCTTAAGCGTGGTGGATTATTCTACTCCTTAACATTAACTGAAGGTGTTTCCTCTAACACTATACGTCCTGAGAATAACATTATTGTTTCTCTTAATGGTGTTATACAGGAACCAGGAGTTGCATATGAGATAGTTGGTTCACGTATCATATTCGCTGAAGTTCCTCGTGCGGGTGCGACCTTCGTTGGTTTCTCATACATTGGATCTGACGCAGACGTTATCGCAGCAACCGTTGTCCCACCAATTGAAGCTGGTGATAGATTGGCAATTGAGGGTGAAGAATTTAATCGTGAAGTTGCTCTAATTGAGTCTTCTAACTCCTTGATTACATTTGAATACACTGGATCTGTTAAGGGTAGAAATGCTGCTGCTATCGCTGCAATAACCTCTGGTCAGATTACTAATGCTACACTAACCAATCCTGGCGATGGTTACACTTCACGTCCTAACGTAGATGTTATCTCTTCTTCTGGATTTGATTCACGCATCAAGGCATTGATGGGTATTACTAGAATTGATGTTAAGACAAATGGTGTTGGTTACTCTGCACCTGCTGTTGCAATTGATAATGTAGTCCCAGATGATTTCGTACCACCTACAGGTGGTCCTATTAACGGTGGATTTGACGTTCTCGCAGGCGAAGGTCCATCTGGTGAAGAAGGTGGTGGAGGAGGAATTACTCCAGGCACAATTGCAATTACTCTGGATCCAGTTAACGTAACTGTTAACCAAGGTCAGACTGCTGCATTCACCGTTGTCTCTACTGTAACTAACGATCAGACAATGAATTATCAGTGGCAGAAGAAAGAGTATGGCACACAAGCTTGGAGCAACATCATTGGTGCTAACCAATCAACATATAATACAGGTAATACCGCACAGG